CCGGTCCCGGAATGGCTCATAAAAAAATACGAAGAACAAATAAAATCAGAATAAAAATAAGCCCCTGAGAGATAATCCCGGGGGCTTTTATTGTGCTTCACTTAAATCGCAATCAGGTCTTTCCATGTTTCAGATCCGCATATTCCGTCCACTTCCAAAACTTCTTTTCTGGATTCCTGATAAGCTTTCAGAGCGTAAATCGTGTTTGCATCTGCTGTCCATGTAAGTTTCAAGGCTTTGCCGTTTTTGCCTTTAAAGCCTCTGGCTCTTAAAATTTCCTGTAAAAGGAGCACAGATGTGTTTTTATCTCCTGCTTTTACAGCTTTTGGTTCAAACATATATTTACCCCCTGTAGGTGTTGTCGGTTTAACTGCTGGTTTGTCGGTATCAGTAGTTAATGCAGTAAAGTCAATACCATTACCCGTAAATCTCAAACGGTGAGTCCATCCGTGACTATACAGATACCACGGCTGAGTTCTGATCTCATTACCACTGTTGTCTTTTGTGTCGGTTGTCCCCTCAGATGATCTGGCATGTACAATGTTGTCCTTATCAATAGCCACAGCAACATGATAAGTCGTATTCAGTTCAAGATCACCTTTCTGCATCTGACTGTGTGCAGTCTGGTTTCTTGCTACAATCTCGAAACCGCAGTTACACATATTCAGCATATTACCCGTATAACTACAATGTTCTTTCAGGTATCTTGCCTGCGTGGTCAGTCCATTTTTCAGGAATGCATAGTAATATGCTGTACACGCCAGACTTGAGCAGTCAAATGATTTAGGATCATCAATCTCATACAGACTTCTGATTCTCTGACTGTAACCATGAGCATTATCATTGGCAATATTTACCGCAAATTCAACTGCATCATTTATTACTGCCTGAATAATCTGTGATTTTGTTTTCTTCACTGTATCTTCCCCCTTATTCTCATTTTTTACAGCAGCAGTATAATCTTTATAAAATATATTTCTATCTACAGTTCCGCTGATGCCTGGTATCTTCGCTTTGCTGGAATACTGCCAGCCCACACCAAAGTCCGGCCGGAGTCGTTCCTGTAAGGTTCCATTATCTGATTCCGGATAACAGGCTATCCAGAAATCATATTTTTTCAGATGGCTACAAATTACATTCAGGTACCAGTCCACATTGCAATAAATACCAAATTTATATCCCGCTGCCGTGATAATCTTTTCGAATGCTTCTGCCAATTTATGGATCTGTTCAGCTCCGAGGCTTCTCTGATTATTCCATTCCAAATCCAGCCAGACCGGATACTGCAGTTTTCGCCCGTTCAAAACTTTCACTACTTTTCTGGCTTCGCTCTGTATCTCCGCAACTGTCATGGCATAACTGTATTTATATGCTCCGGTTGGAATGTTATGCTTCTGACATCCGGAGTAATTTTTCTCAAAGCAGCTATCAATCACGTTTCCGGCTTCTGTGATCCGGAGTATTGCAAAGTCCATTCCGTAGTTTGCTACGGTCTCCCAGTCGATTGTTCCTTGCCATGCTGAAACATCTATTCCTCTTATTTCCATGTCCGTCTCCTTTCACCGGGAAAATAGGGATTAGGGATGATCACTCATCCCCTGAATCATTCGTCCTTATTTGTCTGTTTAATAATCTGATTTACGTATGTAGAAAGTCCCGCAATGAGAATTCCCTGCGTGATTGCTGTGAAAATCGCCATCGCAATGTCCTGTCCGGTACCGCAGGTACAGGTGGCAAACACATAGATCGCGCAGATTGCAATGCTGATTCCGCCAAGGATAAGCGGGATATACTTATCTTTTACTGCCTGTGCCTGTTTGAGCGCCATTCCTACAAAATATAAGGCAATTGTTACTACGATGAGTTCCGGTTTTACATAGTTAATGATCTGTTCCATAGTCATTCTCCTTTTTGTTTGATATGTAATTCATCAATTTCCTGCTTCATTTTGGTCACCATACCATTCCCGCCTAACGCATGATAGGCGTCGTACATTTCACAAAAGTTCTGGTACGCATACGATGGAATGTTTCCGAACTTTGTGTACTTTGCATGATACTCTATCATCTGCACGCGGAGCAGGAGCATAGTCCCCTTACTATTTGCATCCCGGTCTTTTTTCTGGTTTTTCAAGATCCAGACGATATACCCTAAAAGAACCGGCAACACAATAGTATATGTCTGCACGAGTATTTCTTTCACTCTTTCACTCTTTCTCCGGTTTGCACCGGCGCAATTTTAAAACGGTAATATGTCTTTCAGCGGCTCTGCTCTTATATTCTCTGGCAGTTCATCATCGTCAACATCTGCATATTTACGGCAATTAAATTCTACTAGATCAATGTCCTTTTCAATCTCCTGCAGGGTTTTATTGCTCTGGCCGTTTGCAAGCAAGACCAGGTCGAAGATGATGGACCAGAGTTTGCTTATGATCTGTAATTTTGTCATTTATTCTCCTCTGGTAAAGAAATGAGTTCCTGATATTCTTTATCTGTAAGTTTTCCACGTTCCTTTGCCTGTTCTACCATTTTCAGCCAATTTTCGTGGTTATACATTTTCTTCATTTTCAATAAAATTCTGTACATCTTCATCCTCCTCTGTTTCTTCTGGAATATAAACGTCTGTCATTGCTGCCAGATACTGAATTGTTACGTTCTGGTTTTCAATGATTTTTTTCTGCTTTTCTACGGTTGCTCTGAGGTTCTCGTCCTCTGCCGCTTCCGCAGGTGTCTGAGTCATTTTTCTTACTTCCATGTTCTTCACCCTTTCTCAATTTTTCTAAGTATTCGTTTGTTCTTTGCATCATTTTGTACGAATTACCTTTGTCAGCATTGTTTTCCCAAGAGTTGTGATGTTCGTCTACTTTCTTCTCTTCCAGCTTCCCTTTCTGAGATTTATGAACCATTCTCACGAGGGTTCTCCTCTCATGTTTTACGCTGTCTGAGTTTAGTGTCATAATCACCTTTCCTGTATCTGTTAGCCGGTAATCGAAACCCAGGAATGTGAATCCTTTTCTAAGCGGTGTTATATGGGATTTCTTTTCATTTATCTCCAGACCATATTGTCGGAGTTTCTTTATCGTCCCGGAATAAACCTCTTCCGCTTTTTCCTTGGTCTGGACAAGGATCCAGAAATCATCCATATACCTTATGTAATATTCTACATGCAGCTGTTCTTTGATGTAATGATCGACAGGATCTAAAAGAGAGATCCCTGCGATCTGGACCATTTGCGATCCGGGATTGTATCCGGTCTCTCCAGCGTACTGATCCCGTAAGACTCCGCACGACATTTCTGTCGTATCTTTGTCTGTTCTGTCTGTGATCTGGTTCTCTACGTCACTGTGGCGCATATTCAAATAATATCCGTGAATATCAATTTGAACTGTCCATCCGTCCAGGCCGTAATTACAGAAATAATTCCATAAGTATCTTTTGACTAATCCCCTTGCAAAATCTGTTCCTTTTCCTGTCTGGCAGGCGCAGTTTGCATAAGTAAATCCCCGTGTCATTTGAGGGTAAAGGGAGTTGTCGTTGATACTCCTTTGATATATGCGATCCTTAAACGGAATGCTCAGAGCTTCCCGGCGTTTTGGATATGTAACCAAAACTGTTTTAGGCTTTCCATTTTTCCAGGTTCCTTCCTGATGCTGGTGTTTCATGCGGAGTATGTTTTCCTCTCCGTTCAATACAAATGATTTAACAGAGGGCTTCCAGGTTACTCCTTTCTTACACTTCATCATGGATTCGTACAAACTATCATAGCTTGTTATATAGTCTTTCATCTTTTGTATTTCCGCAGTTTCTCAGCGCTGGCAGGCTCATGTGAGTCACGCACTGTCTCTTTCGATTATCCGCGGTATTGTTTAGGCTTATGCCAGGGATTTCGGCTCCTTGTCTATATCTTCAAGGCAATCATTGCTATACAATAACCATAATGCTTTTAGGAAGACAATCGGGGCATACGCATTCGAGTTCCATGCGTTCGTGTTGTTGACGTTGCCACTGGTGTTCACATTCATGACGTTGTTAGCGTTGCCACGGTTAGCTGAACGAGAAAACACATACTGAGGTGAGGTGTGGTTCGCAGCTGAATATCTAATCATAATCGGATAGGTTTTCCATGGTTCAATTGGTGTTTTGGAATTTGTTCTCCGCTGCCAGTATTCGTGAACTGCTCCCTCCTCTTTGCTCATGTTGACGTTCATTTGAGACACGGACGCAAGGAATACTCTGTCGTATGTGATATCTGTCACACCACCATCATTGACGGTATTTGCAAGCGTGGTTACTTTGACTGTCTTTAATGCTGCCAGCATATCCGCAGGCATTCCGCAGAGGAAACCGTCTTTTGTGGCTAACTGACTCGGCGCAATATCCCAGTCATCCTGTTTTGTCCACCATTTGCCCTTTGGTTGTGTTGAATTGAGCCACTGACGGGCTGCTGAGTATTTCCAGCGATTCCATCCGTATGCTGATTCCTGCATACTGTTAAGATTTCCATTTCTGGTTGTGTGCTGCATGGTTCCCAGATCTGTTCCGTCTGATCCGGATGTAACTGCCACGGTTTCAATTGTGGTGATCCCGTCTGCAGCATAAGAGGTTGCTTTCCAGTTGCTCGGCGCAACGTCCGGCATCTGTGTGAATCCATATACTGATCCGCCTGCAGGTACGGCCTTGGTCAAAGTAAACTGCCAGTATGTGTCTGCTTTTGCATTATTTCCCCAATCCTTTTCTAATTTGAGGTGATAAGTTCCTGCTGCCAGTCCATCCGGACAACGCAAGAATGCACGGTTGCTAAACTGTAATCCAAATGGGGTTGTGTAATGCGCTTCCAGGAATGTTCCTGGAATGACTTCTCCGTCCTCCAGTTCTACATTTTCAAAATGTGTAACCTGCCACGGGAAATCATATTCCTGGCCGGCGGCAGTATCTGTCCATTTCTCAAGAATCTGGTCTCCGAAATCAAAAATTTTCTGAGCGTACCCATTTCTGGAAAGTCCGCTGATCTGGTCCCACGTTGATATGTTTTCCAGGTTTGCTGCCTGTGTAAATGCCATTGTCTGCAATGCCTGTGAAATTTCTTTCATAGTGCTTTCGCGTGGGAAATTAATGAGTGTCTGGTCTCCTGTTGCCATTTCTGTTCCTCCTTTATTTATAATCTCTAGTTATTCTGTATAGACAATATCAAGTCCTCCATCCTCACTGTTTATGGAAAAACTTATATGATTCGTCTGCTTTTTAATAGTTTCTATTAATATTTGTGCTTCTTTTGTCTGATTCTTGGATTCCTCTGTGGCTTTCTGCGCTGACTGTACAATTTTATCAACATCTGGAAGAGTTGCCGCATTGATAAGCATCTGAGCAAAGTCTTTCTTTGTTCCGAGGTATCCTTCTTCTTGCGCGATTGCATATGCGATTACCGCACCTAAGTCTTCCCAAATCACGCCATCACCTCCAACCTTCCATTTTTCATCCTGAAGCTTGCCTTGTCTCTACTTATACAAATCAGTTTTCCGTTATCGTCAAGTTCCAGGTGCATATAGTTTTGTAATGACTTAGGAATATATGCATATAAATGCCCGTCTTTTTTACCCATATGCGTGTTGACTCATATTTGGGTTGATATGGTCTGATTGGTCCATCAGACGTGAAAATGATATTTACTTCTGCAGCTTTCATATTTTCCTCATCATTCTGTATAGACGATATCAAGTCCGCCGTCTTCACTATTTATTGCCAAAGTTATATGTTGTGTCTGAGCAATCAGTGCATCTGTTGCGGACTTGGCGGCAGCCGCCTGGTCTTTAGCAGCTTTTGCAGCGGTATTTGCATTTGTTGCCGCTGTTTCAGCTGTAGTCGTGGCAGTTTTAACAGCTTCTAAGGATTTTCCAATTTCTGTGCTTAAATTTGCCGCGTCCGAAATCGTTTTTTTGAGTGTCGTATCCTTTGCAGTCGCATCCGCAATTGTCTTGTTCAGATTATCTTTCGCTGTCTTTATGTTTACATCAAATCTTCCAATCTCCTGATTGGTATGTTCTGTAATTCCTTGCTGTGCTTCTAATTCTTTCAGTGCAATATAATCTTCTGTCTGGCTCTTTACTTTCTTTACGGATGTCTCCTGCTGACTGATTATAGTCTGTATCGCCTGTTTCCTTGTCTTATCAATTTCTTCCTGAGCCAAAGTGACCGATTCGGTCACTTTTTCATCAAATCCGGCGATCTGTGCATTGATATTCTGTTCAGACTCTGATGCTGCCTTTCTGGACTGCTCTGCGCTCTGGGTGTAGCCTGCGGCACTGTCTCTGCTATTCTCAGCTTCCTGCGCTGCTTGCACAGTGTTGGAATGTAACTGCTGTATATCCGTGTGAGCTGATTCTATTTCCTGCTGGGACTGCTCTACTACTGCTCTGGATGTTTCAACCTGTTTGGCTTTATTAATCACATCATCATAGGCTGCGATATATTCCGGTGTCATATCTCCTGGAAGGGCTATCATCTGCCAATGTTCTGAATTATGACCCGGATCAGGAGCGATTCCTGTGATTGTTGTCTCCAGCTCTGCCAGGCAGAAGTATGAGCCGCCCTGATATGAAACTGCATCAAGATATTCGTAGGCAGCTGAAGAATCATATTCTCCTCTCGGATTTAAGGCAACATTCCCCAAATCGGTTTCTATGTAGTTATTTTCTGTATTCATTTTATCCTCCTGTCACATTTTCAGTCTGTACTTCAGACGTGATCCGGTTCTTCGGAACCGAACCTTATCAACTGCTGGATCTGAATACAGTTTTAATTTGCCTGTCACAACTCTAAATGCAGCAAAAAAGACATTTCCTGTTTCTCCTTTCAGATCAGCTTTTTTCTGGCGGATGTAACTATCAATGTCTTTCTTTCCATTTTCCACTCTGCCCGAAATAGATGCGACCTCTTTCTTTGCCTGTTTAGCGTAATATTTTGCATTATCTGTATCACATTCTGGATGTTTCTCATGTCCATGCGTCCATGCTTCAGCCTGCTCCTGGGCTTTTTCTGCTCTTCCAGCTGCTTCATTCACGGCTTCAACTGCTTTCCGGAAGAGTTCCGGTTCTTCTGGTGTTCCAGGAACCTCAGGTTTTGGTCTTGCTTTAACCGGTATGGTTATTTTATGTTCTGTATTTCCAGCTGTGTTTTCACTCAGGTATATAAATGCGTATATTTTGTAATTTTGGTCGATTTCTTCGTTTTCCAGCATGGAATCCGGAATTGTCACATCTGTTACAGAATCTTTCGTTGTTCCTATTCTTGTTACAGATGTTCCACCTGTTTCTTCCAGCGAGAAATGTATTTCTACTGCCCTTGGAAGATTTAAGCCCTGAATCCGAAGAATCTGTCCGTAATCATACTGCCACGCTGTTTCGGCCCGAATATTTGTTTCTGTTTCTGAAAAAACAGCAGTGATTATATTATTCCTCTTCTGCCTCCCTCTTTAGCAAATTCCATTCTTTTTCCGTGATAATATCCAACGCCCATTCTTTCGGGATGTATAGTTTCATTCTTTTATTGATTTTATTTTTTCTGTAATATCTGTTCCAGAAGTAAGCATTCGCCAGTGCTCTTGCTTTGTGCATAATGCAAATATATGTTGCCCGTGCATCGGGCGTGCCAAATATCTGGTAATTGTATGCAGTGCACCAGCTGCATCCCTCTGTGATAGGGCAGTTAAAGCACTCGTCTGTGCTCTGTGTTCTCCTGTCAATTTTTTTCAAACGCTCTACGCGGCATCTGTCGCATTCCGTCTGACAGATTCCGGAATCTACATCTCCGATCGAATAAGGTTCCTGTTGATTTCCCAGAGAACTTTCCATATACAGTACAGAAACCGACCATGCACAGAGCGCGTCTGATCTCAGAGGAGATTGTCAGAGCGTTCTTGGACAGAGAACTGGACGAAGTCCGTATTTTCTATACGGAGATGCAGAGTGCAGTTGCCATGGAGCCGGTGAATATGCAGCTTCTTCCATTGAAGAAAGCAGAGTTCCTGCCAAATCAGGCAATGCTTGCGGACATGCCACAGGAGGAAATCGTGCTGTCACCATCAGCCGATGTACTTCTGAATACCATGATCCCAAATTACCTGACTGGTCTGATCTATGGATGTCTTGTAGAAGCCTATGCCAGTGAAAATAATGCCAGAATGATGGCAATGCAGTCCTCTACGGACAGTGCAAAGAAGATGCTCAGGGAGTTATCCATTGAGTATAACCGTGCGCGTCAGGCTGCCATCACACAGGAAATCACTGAGATTGTCAGCGGTGCAAAAGCACAAAAAAGGAAGTGACGACGATGAACAAAGGTAAAATTGTACAGGTTATGGGACCTGTTGTAGACGTTGTTTTTGAAGATGGAAATCTTCCTGAGATCAAGGATGCCCTTGAGGTAGAGAACAACGGTAAAAGATGTGTAATGGAAGTTTCCCATCATCTGGGAAACAATATGGTACGCTGCATTATGCTGAGCGCAAGCGAAGGCTTACAGCGAGACAGAGAAGTCATCGCCACAGGAAGCGGCATTAAGGTTCCTGTAGGTGATAAGACACTGGGACGTTTATTTAACGTACTTGGTGATACAGTAGATGACGGTCCTTCCCTTGAGGGAGAACAGAAATGGGTCATCCACAGAGATCCGCCGGATTTCGAACATCAGAAACCGGCTGTAGAAATCCTGGAAACAGGTATTAAGGTTATCGACCTTCTTGCACCATATGCAAAAGGTGGTAAGATCGGTCTGTTCGGTGGTGCCGGTGTTGGTAAGACAGTCCTGATTCAGGAGCTGATCCAGAACATTGCCACAGAGCATGGCGGATATTCCATTTTCACAGGTGTTGGAGAGCGTTCCCGTGAAGGTAACGACTTATGGTCAGAAATGAAAGAGTCCGGTGTTCTTGAAAAAACAGCCTTAGTGTTCGGACAGATGAA